AAGGATCAGGAAGACCAACTTTCTATACTACAGAAGATTGTTTAACTGATATGTTATTAATTGAAGACCAAAATGGTAGAGTAATTTATGATTCAATCGATAAATTAGCTACTGCATTAAGAGTTTCTGAAATAGTAACAATTCCAGAAATGGAAAGTAGAACAGATATCTATGGTATAATTGTTAACTTAAACGACTATACTGCAGGTGCTGATAAAGGTGGTAGTGTTAATATGTTCGATGATTTCGATATTGACTACAACCAAATGAAATACTTAATGGAAACTAGAATGTCTGGTGCATTAACTCAACCATATTCAGCAATCGTATTAAAGAAAGCTGGAAACGCTTCTAATAATGATAACAATGACGTTGTTGGTGGATAGTATTTCAAAATAATAAGGAGGAATTCAAATGGCTAAATTTTATGGTAATATAGGTTTTTCTAATACAATAGAAACAAGTCCTGGTATATGGGAAGAATCTTATATAACACGATCTTATTATGGTGATTTTGTTAGAGATGTTAGTAGATGGCATACATCTGGTAAAGTAAATGATGATATCACTTTAAATAATAGTATTAGTATTGTAGCCGATCCATATGCCACTGAGAATTTCCAAAAAATGAGATATGTTGAGTATTTGGATAATAAATGGAAAATAGACTCTATTGAAATACAATATCCAAGATTAATATTATCTATTGGTGGTGAATGGCATGAATAGACGTTTAGAATTACAATCTATATTAGAAAATTTTATTGGTAATAGTAATGTCTATTATCAACCCCCAGAAAATCTTAAGATGGAATATCCATGTATAAGATATTATGTTAGTGATATTACCAGTAGCCATGCTGATAATATAAATTATGTCAATACAATTGGTTATGAGATAGTTGTTATTGACAAACACCCTGATAATCCTGTTATAGAGAAGATATTGGGTTTACCATTATCTTCCTATGATAGGCATTACATTGCTGATAATTTAAATCACGATGTACTTAGGGTTTATTATTAATTTTATAAAAGGAGGAATATATTTATGTCTAAATTAAAATGGGACCAAATCGGAGAAAGACTTTATGAAACAGGTGTAAATAAAGGAGTTCTTTATCCATTCGCTAAAGCAACTAATAATTATCCAACAGGAGTTGCTTGGAACGGACTTACTGCCGTTAATGAAAGTCCATCTGGAGCAGAAGCAACTGCATTATATGCTGATAATATTAAATATCTTAATTTAATGTCAGCAGAAGAATTTGGTGCAACAATCGAAGCTTATATGTATCCAGATGAATTCGCTGTTTGTAATGGAGAAGCAGAATTAGCAGCAGGTGTTACTGTTGGACAACAAGCAAGAATTACTTTTGGTTTATCTTATCAAACTAAAATTGGTAGTGACCAAGATAGTGAAAAAGGTTATAAGATTCATTTAATTTATGGTGCTTTAGCTTCACCAAGTGAAAAATCTTATGCTACTGTAAATGATAGTCCAGAAGCTATTACTTTCTCTTGGGAATTAAAAACAACACCAGTTGAAGTTGAAGGATTTAAACCAACAGCTACTTTAGTAATTGATTCTACTAAAGTAGATGCTACTAAATTGGCTAAATTAGAAGAAGTATTATATGGTTGTGATGCACAAGAAGCTGATCCAGAACATGGTATACCAGCTAAAGAAGCTAAAGTTGCTAGATTACCATTACCAGATGAAGTATTATCTATTATAAATGGAACAAATACAGAAGAAATTGGTGGTTAATAATATAAGTATAATTTAAGTGGGGTTATGTTATCGAACGCGTTTCTAACAGCCCCTCTTTTTTAAAATTTGAAAGGAGAAATAAAAATGATTGCAAAAACTATTAAATATAAAGATTATAACGGAGTTGAAAGAGAAGATAAATTCTTCTTTAATTTAACACAAGCAGAACTTACAGAGATGGAGTTAAGTGTTGATGGTGGATTAGTCGAAATGATAAAGGGCATTGTTGAGGCAAAAAATCAACCAGAAATAATAAAAATATTTAAGAAATTAATTCTTAAAGCTTATGGTGAAAAGACTGCTGATGGTAAAAGATTTAGAAAGACTGATGATAATGGAGCACCACTATCTATAGCGTTTTCAGAAACTGAAGCATATTCTAAATTATTTATGGAATTGGCTACCGATGACGAAAAAGCTGCTGATTTCGTAAATGGCATAATGCCTTCAGATTTAGACAAAAAAGCTTTACAAGAAGAAATTGCAAAACAAAAGAAAGAGTTAGAACAATCTAACCAATAGTGTATGGAATGGAGGTAATAAGAGATGCTTCAAATAATAATACCTGCTAAAGAGGCATGGAACGAAAAGAAAGAAGAATTTGTTAACATTACTCAAGAGCACGTTTTACAATTGGAGCATTCTCTCGTATCCATTTCTAAGTGGGAATCAAAATATTGTAAACCATTTTTGACTAAAAGTGATAAAACTTATGAAGAAACTATAGAATATATAAAATGTATGACCATAACACAAAATGTTGATGATGAAGTATACAATAATTTAACAAAAGCTAATATTGAAGCTATAAATAATTATATTATGGAACCTAGAACCGCTACTACATTTTTTGATGATAAAGCTGGATCTAGTAGGGAAACGGTTACTTCTGAATTAATATATTATTGGATGATAGCATTAAATATACCAATGGAATGTCAAAAATGGCATTTAAACAGATTATTAACATTAATAAGAGTTTGTAATGTTAAAAACACTCCTCCTAAGAAAATGAATAAGAGAGATATTGCAAGTCGTTATGCCTCATTAAATGCCGCTCGTAGAAGTAAATTCGGTTCAAGAGGTTAACAAATTATGGTAAGTATACTATATGAATACTTACCGTTTACTATATAGTATTTTTACTATAGTTTATTAAATGATTGAAGGGTGATGAAAATGATAACTTTTAAACAAAAAGGAGATTTTTCTAAATTAAGCAGTTTTTTAGAAAGAACAAAAAACGCTATTAAACTCGGAAATCTTGATCGCTATGGGCGACAAGGTGTTAGATTACTACAATCAGCAACACCAAAAGATACTGGAAAAACAGCAAATTCTTGGAAATACAAAATAAATAGAGAACGAGAATCTGTATCAATTTCTTTTTATAACGATAATATTCAAAATGGAGTAAATATTGCTATAATATTACAGTATGGACATGCCACGAAAAATGGTGGATGGGTTGAAGGAAGAGATTATATTAATCCAGTAATAAGGCCTTTATTTGATAAAATAGCAAACGATGCATGGAAGGAGGTTGATATTCAATGAGCAAAGAAATAGATGAAAAAGTAGTAGAGATGCGATTTGATAATAAAAATTTTGAAAAAAATGTTAGCGAATCAATGTCTACTTTAGATAAATTAAAACAGAAATTAAAAATGGATGATGCTACAAAAGGATTGAATACTATTGATACTAAAGTTAATAGTATGAAATTTGATAAATTAGTAACATCTATTGACGCGATAAATTCGAAATTATCTGCATCTGGTTACGCGGTAAGAGCATGGGTCGAAGACTTTGCGCGTGGTATAGAAAGCATAACTTTACGATATACAAAGATGTTATCTACAGATAATATAATGTCTGGTTGGCAAAAATTGCAAGATAAAGCGCAATCAATGTCAACATTATTATCTCAAGGTTATGACTTGTCGACTGTTGAAACGCAATTGGAAAAATTGAATTGGTTTTCAGATGAAACAAGTTATAATTTTGTAGATATGATAAATAATATATCTAAATTCACAGCTACTGGACAAGGTTTAGAAGATTCAGTTACTGCCATGCAAGGTATTGCTTTATGGGCAGCCAAATCTGGGCAAAATGCTCAAAAAGCATCAGGAGCAATGTATCAATTATCTCAAGCTTTAGGTGCTGGAACAATGCGTAAAGAAGATTGGAAATCTATACAAAATGTAAGTATGGATACCCAAGAATTTAGAAAGCAAGCAATAGAAACAGCAATTGAATTAGGAACATTAAAAAAAGTTGGGGACGATACTTTCCAATCATTAAGAGGAAATAAATCTAAGTTTGCCATGGCACAATTTGCCGATAACTTAACAGAAGGTGCTTGGTTTACATCTGATGTAATGATGGGCGTTTATAAAAAATATGCAAAAGCATCTGATCAAATGAATGCTGCGATAAATAAAATGACAGATGATTACGATATAACTTTAACAGCAGGACAAATGATAAAAGCATATGATGCTTTAAAAAATAATACTTTTGAAGATTTTTTATCAGAAGAAGAAATTGATAATGAAGAAGCTATAAAATCATTAAAAGAAATGATTTCTACTTTTGATGAATTCGGTATAGGAGCATTTAGAGCTGGTCAAGAATATAGAACGTTTAATGACGCCATTGATTCTACAAAAGATGCAGTTTCAACTAAGTGGATGAATATTTTTGAAACATTAATTGGTGATATAAATGCACAAAAAGCATTATGGTCAACTATAGGTGAAAAATTTTATGAATGGTTTGCTGCTCCATTAGATGATTTACAAGAATTATTGAATCGTTGGGTTGATTTTGGAGGACGAGATAGTTTATGGGAAGGTTTAAGAAATATTGCTAAAGCTATAGGAGCTATAGTAAAACCTATAAAGCAAGCTTTTAGAGAAATATTTCCACCTATGACTGCTAAACGTTTAACAGAATTAACTAATAAATTCAAAGATTTTACATCAAAATTAATTATTGGAGAGAAGACTGCTAATAGAATTAAGTCAGCATTTAAAGCAGTGTTCTCAGTTATAAAAACTGGTGTAGTGATTATTAAAACTATTGCTAGTGCTTTTATAAAATTATTAAGTACATTAAAACCAATTGGAACTGTTTTATCAAATGTAATATACGCTTTAAGCCAATGGGTTGATAGAGCTGCTGAAGCTGCTCGAAATTCAACATGGCTGTCAGATACATTAGATAAAGTAGTAAATGGAATAAAACATTTCGCTGATGCTTTAAGTGGTACTGTTAAAAAGTTTTTAAAATTTGATTCATTATTTAACTTTTTCAAGAAACTATTTAATTTAGTCAAAATGGTAGGATTAGCTATTGGAAAATTCATTGGTGGATTAATACATAATGGTGATTTAAATCAAGCATTAAAATTAGTAAATTCTGGTTTAATAAGTGCCGCTTTACTAAAATTTGGTAAAGTATTAGATAGTATAAAAGAAGCATTTAAAAGCTTTGGTGGAATGTTTGATAAGTTTCAAAAAAGTACACTAGGTGTTCTTGAACAATTTAGAGGAATTTTAGAAGAATATCAAAAAAGTATAAGAGCTAAATCAATAAAGCAAATAGCTGAGGCAGCCTTAATGTTAGTCGGTGCTTTATGGATATTATCTGGAATTAACTCAGATGATCTTGGTAAAGCAATCGGTGCTATGGCAGCAGTTATGGCTGAATTATTAATGGCTTTTGGAATTCTTACAAAAATCACAGCTAATGTTGAACATGTTGGAAGAGCAACAAAAGGTCTATTAAAATTATCAGTTGCTTTATTAATATTATCAATAGCTATAGAAAAAATGTCTAGTCTTGGTATAGATCAATTAGGTATAGCTCTTGCTGGTTTAGCTGGATCTTTAGGATTATTAATAGCTGCTATGAAGTTATTACCTAATAGCAAAAAAAATAAACAAAAAGTTGCTGGTTTAATATCATTATCTATAGCATTATTAATATTAGCTAGTGCTTTAAAGAAAATGGGTAATTTAAGCGTTGAACAAATAATAAAAGCATTAATAACCATGATTGTTTCTTTAGGAACATTAACGACAGCTTTAAATAAAATAAAAGCTAAAGGGGCTATTGGAAAAGCTTTTTCTATGGTATTAGTAGCTAATGCTATGGTATTATTAGGATTAGCATTAAAAATATTAGCAACAATGAGTTGGGATGATATAGGAAGAGCATTAACTGCTATGGCTGGTGCTTTAGGTATACTAGTAGTAGCCATGGATTTATTATATAATGGTAATCGAAAAGCTTCTAGAACAATAGGTGCTAAAGGATATAAAAGTAGTAAAAGTAGTAGCGGTGGTGCTATTGGAAAATCGTTTGCGTTAATTGGTGCTGCATTTGCTATGATATTACTTGGTGGTGCTTTAAAGATATTAGCAACAATGAATTGGTCTGATATTGGAAGAGCATTAACCGTTATGGCTGGTTCATTAACTTTATTAGTTGCAGCAATAAAAATAATGGGTTCTAATGCATTAGGTTCTCTTGGTGGAGCTGGAGTATTAATATTGGCAGCTAATGGTTTAATTATTTTAGGATTAGCGTTAAAATTATTAGGTTCAATGAGCTGGAATACAATAATAAAATCTTTAGTTACTTTAGCTGGTGCGTTTACAATTCTTGGTGTAGCTGCATTAGTATTTAAAAGTTTACAATTAGATAAAACATTACTAGTAATAGCTGGAGCAATGGCTTTATTTGGTGTTGCAGCTGTTGGTATAGGTGTTGGATTAGGTTTAATAGCTGTAGGAATATCAGCATTAGCATTATCTTTAAGTAGCGGTGTTACTGCTATAGTAGCTGGTATATCAGCTATAATAATAGGAATATTAGGTTTAGTTCCAGAAATAATAAAAGCTGTTGGAACAGCTATTGCTGAATTATGTAAGGTAATAATAGAATGTTCTCCATTAATAGCAAAAGCTGTTGGTGAATTAATATTATCTGTAATTGTAATGTTAAAAGACTATGTTCCGCCAATAGTTAGTGCTGTTTTAGATATGTTAATTAAAGTAATAAGAACAGTAGCTGATAAAGTACCAGAATTAATAGTAGCATTAGCTGAATTGTTAGCTGCTATATTTAATGGATTTATGGAAGCATTTAGATTGTTAGATCCAGATGTTCTTATTGGTGGTATAGCATGCTTAGCTTTATTAGCTATAGCATTTAAAGCTATGGCTGGATTAGCTGCTATAGCCCCTGCAGCATTAGCTGGAGTTGCTATA